ATGAGCAAAAACGGAACACGTCACAACCCTTATAAGGGGCTGAAACGAACCCTGCGGGCCAAGGGCCTGCGCTACGAGGATGTGGCCGAGCTGCTGGACCGGTCGGTGCCGGCGGTGTGCAAGAAGATGAACGGGGAATCGGATTTTTACCTGTATGAGCTGCACAAGATGTGCAGCAGCTACGGGCTGGATTTGGATGCGTTTATTTGATCGGCAAAGGTTTCGAAAACGCTAATATTTTGCGCCGGGCCGCAATGCAGCGCGCATGGCAGACGGGCGAAGCCGCCCGAACAACCGGCGGCCGGCGGCGCAGAAAAATGGGCGGACGAGCAGGCGAAAGGAGGATGCGGATGAACGGCGCGTGAACGGCGGGGCCGGGCAGCGGGCGGGCCCGGCCCCGTGAAAAAAGAAAAGCCGCCGAGGAAGCCGGAAGGCGGGCAGGCGGACATTCAACCGGAAGAAGAAACCTTGTGGAAAACCCACCGGGACGGGGACGAATATGCCCGCTGCGCGGCCGACCCCTTTTATTATGTGGAGCGGTATGTGCACATCGAGTGCCCGGAGGCGCAGACCTTGCTGCAACCCTTCCGGCTGTGGCCGGCCCAGCGCCCGGCGCTGGAGGCCATGGCGACCAGGCGCCGGGTGATGGTGCTGAAAGCCCGCCAGCTGGGCATGACCTGGCTGGCCCTGGCGGAGGCCAGCCGCCTGCTGCTCTGCCGCCCGGGGCGCACGGTGGTGTGCATCTCCCGGGCGGAGAACGAGGCCAGAGAGCTTGTGCGGCGGCTGGGGGTGATCTTCGGGGCCATGCCGCGGCTGATCCAGCCTGAGCGGCAGGCCCCCGAGGGCTGGGAGGGGCCGGTGTTCCGCCAGAACCGGATGGACCTGACCATTCGGTTTGCGGACGGGCCGCCCAGCGTATGCCGGGCCTTTGCCACCAGCCCCGGGGCTGCCCGCGGCTTTACGGCGGACCTGATTTTGCTGGACGAATGGGCGTTTCAGCCCGGAGACCGGGAGGTGTGGGCCAGCCTGCTGCCTCTGGTGAACCGCCCCGGCGGCGGCCGGGTGATCGGGCTTTCCACCATCCGGCGGGGCAGCCTGTTTGAGCGGCTCTATAAAGACCCGGACTGCGGCTTTGAAAAACTGTTCCTGCCCTGGACGGCCGACCCCGGCCGGGACGCGGCCTGGTATAAGGCCACCCAGGCAGCACTGGGAGAGGACCGCACCTGCCAGGAATACCCCGCCAGCGCCGAGGAGGCGCTGAGCATTCGGGGCGGCAGCTACTTCCCTGAGGTGCGGCGGGCCAGCCACCACCGGGAACACCCGCCGGAAGGCCCACTGCGCCGGGTGGCGGCGCTGGATTACGGCCTGGATATGCTGAGCGTTCACTGGATCGCGCTGGATGAGCGGGGCAATGCCTGGGTGTACCGGGAATACGATGCCCCGGACCAGACCATCGGCGCGGCGGCCGCGGGCATTTTGAGCCGGAGCGGCGCGGAGCCGGTGGAGCAGTATCTGGCCCCGCCGGATCTGTGGGCCCGAAGCCAGGAGAGCGGCCGGGGCCGGGCGGATCTGTTCTGGGAGGCGGGGCTTCCGCTGGTGAAGGCCTCCAACGCCTATGCGGACGGCTGTGCCGCCATGAAGGAGTGGCTGGCCCCCGGGCCGAACGGCCCGGCCCTGACCATTGACAAACGGGCCTGCCCCCGGCTGTGGGAATGCCTGCAGCAGGTGCAGAAGGACGAGGCCGACCCAAACGTGTACGCCAAAACACCCCACGACCTGACCCATGATCTGGACAGCCTGCGGTATTTCTGCGTGAGCTGGCAGCCGCCCGCAAGGCCGCTGCGCCCGGCGCTGCCGGATTGGGAGCCGGACCTGTGGGAGGACTATGAAAACGCGGACGAGGCGGGCAGGGCTTATTTGTATCGGAAATACGGCGGCCCGCCCGCCGAATGAGAGGAGGAGAGGACGATGCAGCTGCCCACAACAGCACAGGCCCGGCGGGCCTTCTGGCAGGAGAAGCTGGGCCTGGCCCGGGCGGCCTATGCCGACGAGCTGGCCCGCATGGAGCAGAGGGAGGCCCTGTATGAGGGCACCCGCCAGGTGCAGGCCGACCCCAACACCCGCCAGACCCCGGGCAAGCTTTCCAGCAATGTGCGGAACATTGTGTATGAGCTGATCGAGAGCCAGGTGGACGCCACCATTCCCATGCCGCGGGTGGAGGCCATTCACCCGGAGGATGAGGAGCTGGCCCGCCGGCTGGAGGACTTTCTGCGCAGCGAGGCCAAGCGCCTGGATTTTACCCAGCTGAACGACCTGCAGGAGCGAACCGTGCCCATTCAGGGCGGCGGTGTGTGGCAGGTGGAATGGGACCCAGAGGGCGGCTTCCACTGCAGTTTGGGCGCGCTGGCGGTGCGCCCGCGCCACCCGCGCTGCCTGATCCCCCAGCCGGGGGTGAGCGAGGTGGAGGACATGGATTACCTGTTTCTTCAGACCAGCCACACCAAGCAGGCCATTCGCCGCCGGTGGGGCAAAGACGTGAGCGCCGCGGCGGAGGAGGAGCCGGAACTGCGGGGCGGCGGGGAGGCCAGCGAGGAGCTGGTGACCCTGAACACCGCCTATTACCGCAACGACCGGGGCGGTATCGGCCTGTTTGCCTGGGTGGACAATGTGACCCTGGCGGATTATGAGGACTATCAGGCCCGCACCCGTCCGGTGTGTGCCGCCTGCGGCGCGCCCAAAACGGCGGAGGTGTGCCCTTTGTGCGGCGGGCGGAAGTTCGCGGCCAGCCGGGAGGAGGATGAGCCGCTGCTGCGGGACGTGACCCTGCCCGGCGGCGAGCGGCTGGGAATGCTGGCCGCCGGCCCGGACGGGCGGCTGTGCCAGACCCGCATTCCCAGCTACCGGCCCGGGCACTACCCCTTTGTGGTGCAGCGGAACGTGCGGCGCTTTGGGGCGGTGCTGGGGGCCAGCGATGTGGATGTGGTGGCCGACCAGCAGGAGACCATCAAAAAGCTGGGGGCCAAGATCGACGAGAAAATTCTGAAGGGCGGCAGCTTTGTCACCCTGCCCCAGGGCGTTGGGGTGGAGACCACCGACCGGGAGCTGAAAATCATCCGGCTGAAAACCCCGGCGGAGAAGGCCCTCATCGACGTGCTGAACGTTCAGCCGGACCCCAGCCGGGAGCGGGTGGTGCTGGAGGACAACTACGCCTGGGCCAAGAGCACGCTGGGCATCACCGATGCCTACCAGGGAAAGTACGATTCCAGCGCGGTGTCCGGCACGGCAAAGCAGTTCAGCGCCGGGCAGGCCGCCGGCCGGCTGGAGAGCAAGCGCCGCATGAAAAACGCGGCCTTTGCCAAACTGTACGAGATGATGTTCCGACATTTGCTGGCCTACGCCCGCCAGCCGGTGCCCTACACGGCCAAAACGCCGGACGGGCAGGTGCGCTACGCCCACTTTGACCCCTACGACTTTCTGCGCCGGGATGCGGCGGGCCGCCTGTACTGGAACGACGAGTTTTTGTTCACGGTGGACCCCAGCGCCACGCTGGCGGCCAACCGGGAGGTGCTGTGGAACATGATCGACCTGAAATATCAGGCGGGGGCCTTTGGCCCGGTGAACGACCCTCGCAGTCAGCTGCGCCTCTGGACGCTGCTGGCCGCGGCGGAATATCCCCATGCGGCCCGGATGCGGGACAGCTTTGAGGAGCAGGCCCGCCGGCAGGAACAGACGGAACAGGGAGGTGAAGCGGAATGATCTGCCCGGAATGCGGATTGGAGACCCGGGTTGGCGCCTGCTGGGTGGAGGTGAGCGGGGACGACCGGCCCGACACCGCCACCCGGGTGGTGCGGGTGCAGCAGCTTTTGTGCCGCAACCCGCGCTGCCCGAAAAAGGACCGGGAGGTGGGGCAGGCGCGGTGCGTGCTCTACCCGCCCGAGGAGGCACAGTGAACCCGGCGCGCGGAACAAGCCGGACACGGAAGGGAGGTGAGCGCACATGAAGATGGACATCGGCAACAGCGGCAGTATGCAGGTGAAGGCCCCGAAGCCCCGCCCCGCGGCCAAGAAGCCCGGCAAGGTGAAGGGCGGCGACCTGCGCAGCGGCAAGTAAAGCCTGCGGTATGGAACGCCAAACAAACGATGCCGGGCAAACCGGCCCGGCGGAAAGGAGACCGAATGAAGCACATGGATGAAGCAGCCCGCGCCCAGGCGGCCGGGAAGGGCGAAGCCGCCGAGACCCCGGCCGGGCTGGACCTGGAGCGGCTGCAGCGGGAGCTGGACGAGGACCCGACCTTGCAGGCAATTCTGGAGGAGGTGCGCCGCGGTGCGGCGGCCCAACTGCTGGAGGGCCAGCTGGCGGCCATCGGGCGGCTGGACCCCCGGGTGCGCTGCGCGGAGGACTTGGTGAAGCTGCCCTGTTTTGCGGCATTTGACGAGCTGGTGCGCGGCGGCCTGGACATGGTGAACGCCTACAAGCTGGCAAACTTTGACGAACTGACCGACCGGCGCAGCCGTGCGGCCGCCCAGGCGGCGGTGAACGATGCCCGGGGCCTGAGCCATCTGGCGGGCGTGCCCGGCGGTGACGCAGCCGGCGGCGGCCTGAGCGACGAGGAGCTGCGGGTGTGGCAGGGCATGGGGTTCACCCCCGAAAAGGCCCGGGCCTACCACAGCCGGTTCACCAAGGCGTGAACACACAGAGAAAAGGAGGAGAAACAAATGTTTGTACCGGTAAAACGACTGGTGGGAGATGTGGAACCCTTTGAGCGGCTGCCCGGCGCGGCGGGCCTGAGCCTGGGCATGGCGGCGGTATACAGCGGCGCGGCGGGCCTGGCCAAATGCGGGGCTGCGGCCAAGCCCACCCACGTTGTGATGGGCCCCAAGGGCGCGGACGGCCGCTACCCGGCCATCCCCGTACTGCCCACCACCGTATTTGAAACCGAGAGCACCGCCGCGGTGCCGGCCAGTGCCATCGGCAGCGCCGTGACCCTGCACACCGACGGCCTGACCGTGACGGCCACCACCACGAACGGCGTGTTCACCGTGAGCGAGACCGAAAACGCCGCGGGCGGCCGGGTGCGGGGCCGCTTTATCTGAGAAACGGGAGGGATAGATTATGGCAAGTGTGATCTTCAGCAAGAGCAGCGACGTGAACAATTCCATCTTCGGCAAAAGCCAGGAGCCGGTGCGCGCGGTCATCACCCAGGGCGTGGAGAGCTTTGAGGCGAAGAGCCTGCTGTCCACGGTGTACAGCATGGACACCTCCACCAGCTTTGCCGAAAAGTACACCAGCGAAACCAGCCTGGGCGACTTTGAGGACGTGGGTGAAAACGGCGCGTACCCCAAAGCCAGTATGCAGGAGGGCTTCGCCAAGGTGATTGAGCCCACCACCTGGAAGTCCAGCTTTGAGGTGACTCAGGAGCTGGTGGAGGACGGCAAGTTCGGCAAGATGAAGAGCCGGGCCTCGATTTTTACCACCAGCTACAACCGCACCCGGGAGAAGTTCGGCGCGGCCCTGCTGGCGGGCGGCGTGGGCGCCAGCGTGACCATCGGCGGCAAGAGCTACGCCACCACCTCGGCGGACGGCGTGAGCCTGTTTTCCACGGCCCATCCCAGCCGTACCCGGGGCGCAAAGCTGGCCCAGGCAAACTGCTTCACCGGGGCGTTCAGCGTGGAAATGCTGGACAAGGTGCAGGAGGCCATGCAGGGATTTATGGACGACGACGGCAACCTGCTGAACGTGACCCCCAACACCATCGTGATTCCCAACGTGGGCAGCCTGAAGCGGGCGGTGCTGGCCGCGGTGGGCAGCGATCTGGACCCCGACACCAACAACAACGCCATGAATTTTCAGGCGGGGCTGTGGAACGTATGCGTGTGGAACTATCTGCCCAAAACCATTGGCGGCAAGCCCTTCTTCCTCATGATGGATACCGACTTCAAGGAGGACTACGAGTGCATGCCCTGGGTGGACCGGGTGAAGCTCACCGTGCGCAGTGAGATCGACCCCAACACCGACGCGAATGTGTTCCGCGGCCGCGCCCGCTTTGGCGCCGGGTTCAACAACTGGCGCTGCATTGCCCTGTGCGGCGAGGGCGTTGCCGGCAAGACCCTGTAAACCACGGCGGAGAGAGGAGGAGACGCCCATGACCTGGCAGGAATGCCGAGACACGAGCCTGCAGAAGCTGTTTCAGTGCTACAACGGCCCGGATGAGGACGAAGCCACCCTGCGCTATCTGGCGGCCATGCCCGCCGCCGCCAACGAGGGCATTGCCCTTTTGTGCTCCGCCCGGCCCCTGCGGGGCGTGGCGGAGCTGCCGGAGGGAACCTTGGAGGCCGACCTGGGCAGCCTGGTGGCCGACTACGGAGGTATGGGCCAGCCCGAGGTGTTCTGCACCGGGGGCGGCCGCCTGAGCCGGGTGGAGGGCTGGGCGCTGTTGGGCGGGCGGATGCTGCAATTGCCCCAAGGCGTGCCGGGCCGGGTGCTGGTGGGCTACGACCGCACCCCGCCCCGCCTGAATGACCCGAAGCCCGAGGACCGGCTGGAGCTGGCGGAGGATGCGGCGGTTTTGCTGCCGCTGTACATTGCCAGCCAGTTGTATAAGGACGAGGATCTTGGACTGGCCACCCTGTACCGCAACGAGTTTGAGTTGGGGCTGGACCGGCTGACGGCCCCGCCCCCGGGCGTGGCGGGCGACCGGTTTGTGAGCACCAGCGGCTGGTGCGGCTGAGCGAAAGGAGGCGAACGCCATGGCGGCGCATTTTACCATTCCGGCCTCGCCCGGCCGCAAGGTGCAGAAGGTGGACCAATTTTTGGGGGTGGACCTGACCAACGACCCCAAAAACGTGGACCTGTGCCGAAGCCCCAGCGCACCGAATATGATCCGGGATGTGCCGGGCAAAGTGCGCAAATGCATGGGCTATGAGCAGACGGCGGCCTACAAGGGCGGCATTTACGGCGCATACACCCTGCGGGGGCAGAGCGAAACGCTGCTCATCCACGCGGGCGACACGCTGTATGAGGCGGCCGGCGGCAAGGCACTGTACACTGGCATGGCCCGGCAGCCAAGCCGCGCCTGGCAGCTGGGCGAGGCACTGTACATTCAGGACGGCAGCCGCCTGTTGAAATACGACGGCAGCCGGGCCTACCCCGCCGAGGAGGGGGCCTATGTGCCCACCCTGACCATCGGCAAAAGCCCCGCGGGCGGCGGAAAGAGCTATGAGGCGCTGAACCTGATCAGCCCCTGGTTCACCGAGCTGTTCGGCGGCACCGCCGATGCAAAGCAGTATCAGCTGAGCCTTGCCCCGCTGGACCGGCCCCAGGGCAGCGCCACCGTGCGCGCCTGGCTGAAAATGGCCGGGGGAGACTGGCAGGAGACCACCGCCTTTTCGGTGGATTACACCGCCGGAACCGTGACCTTTGCTCAGGCCCCGGGGCAAAGCCCCATCACCGGGGAGGACAATGTGAAGATCACTGCGGCGCGCACCGTGCCGGGCTATGCCCGGCGGGTGCAGACCTGCCGCACCGGAGCGCTGTTTGGAGTGGGCGGCGTGCCCGACCGCCTGTTTGTGGGCGGCAACCCCGACTACCGCAACCGGGACTGGTACTCCGGCCAGGGGGACGGCACCTATTGGCCGGACACCGGATACAGCGAGGTGGGCGGCGCGGCCAGCGCCATCATGGGCTACGCCATCCTGAACGGGCGGCTGGCCTGCTATAAGGACGGCGCGGAACCTGAGCGCAGCGTGGTGCTGCGCAGCGGCGAACTGCGGGACGGCGAGCCGAGCTTCCCGGTGTACGCCACGCTGGAAGGCCCCGGGGCGCTGAGCCGCCGGGCCATGGGCAGCCTGGAGAACGAGCCGCTGTGCCTAACGGGCCTGGGCGTGTACGCCCTGACCACCAGCGACGTGACCGGCGAGCGGTACAGCCAGAACCGGAGCTTTTATGCGGACGGTGCCCTGTTGGCGGAGTCGGGGCTGGAAAACGCTCATGCCTGCGTGTTCCACGACCTGTATTGGCTGTGCGTGAACGGCAAGGCGTACATTCTGGATGGGCTGCAGAGCACCGTGACCGACCGGCAGAAGCCCTATTCCACGCGGCAGTACGCGGCCTTTCTGCGGCTGAACCTGCCCGCCAGCGCCATGTGGGTGCAGGAGGGGCGGCTGTATTTCGGCACAGAGGAAGGGAAGGTCTACCGCTTTTATCAGGACAAGAACCGGCAGGCCAGCTACAACGACGACGGCAAGCCCATTGCCGCCTGGTGGGAAACGCCGGATCTCTCCGGCGAAGGCGGGTACAGCGCCAAGAGCTTTCGCTATCTGGCCGCACGCATGAACAGCGCGGTGGCCACCGGCGCGGACCTATGGGCCATGGCGGGCGGCGTGTGGCGGCTGCTGAAGCAGGCCGGCCGCCGGGACCGCTACCTGAGCTTTTCCCAGATGACCTTTTCCCGCATGAATTTCGGGTGTGACCGTTCCACCTGCGCAGTGCGCGCCAAGCTGGCCCTGCGCCAGCTGGATAAGGCACGGTTTCGCCTGGAAAACAGCGCCCTGAACGAGCCCTTCGGCCTGATGGACCTGGCCGTGGAGTACACCGAACAGGGACGATACAGGAGGTGAGAAACGGATGGCGATTTTTCCGACCATCACCCAGCAGGAGCTGGAAAGCGTGGGCGTGGTGGGCCTGCCGGATACCCCCAGCATGACCGCCCGGGCCATGCAGGAAAAATTTGAGGAGACGGCCCGCAGCCTGCTGGCCCCGAAATTCAACGCGCTGGCCGCCCAGCTGGAAGGCCCCGGCGGGGCTGCGGTGGGGGCCGCCGTGCCCGAGGGGCTGCCCAGCGGTACCCCGGCCACGGTACAAGGGGTGCTGAACGGCCTGAACGAGGCCCGGAAAGCGCACACGGCCCGGCAGGACAACCCCCATGCCGTGACGGCCCAGCAGACCGGCGCCTACACCCGGCAGGAGACCGAGCAGGCCATTGACCGGCGGGTGCTGGAGATCGGCGCGGGCGACATGGCCCGGGCCGAGTATGACCCGAACGGCCGCCGGCAGGACGTGTACGCCTACGCGGACGGCGTGGGAGTGCACGTCTACACCCACCAGAAGGTGGGCACGGTGCACCGGCTGACCGGCAGCGGGGCCTGCGGCCGGGTGAAGCTGACCGCCAATGTGGCGGCAGGCGACACGGTGCAGGTGAACGGCAAAACCGTGCCGGCTTATGTGGGCGGCGAAGCCTTTGCCGACGCCTTGGCGGGCGAGGCGCTGAGCGGCCGCTGGCTGAGCTTTGTGTGGGACGGTGCTCAGGTAAATTTTAAGGGCGGCGGGGGCTTAACGGGCGCAAAGCTTGCCCTCGCCGATGCAGTGCCCGCAGATGTGCGCCGGGGCAGGACCTTTTATGCCCGCGGCCGCGGCCTTCAGACCGGCACCGCCGAATACCCGCAGTATCTGGGGGTGGTGTCCGTCACCACCGGCGCGAACGCCGTGCTGGCGGACTACACCCTGACGCCGGGTGTCTGGCACATTGTGGCGGCGGCCTGGCGGGACAACCGGGAATACGGCTACATTGCCGTACAGGTGGGCGGCACCGAGCACGGCGGCACCGAGCCGACCTACGGCCACGGCCGGGTGCTGGACGTGACCCTCACCCTGACCGAGAACACAAGCTGCCGCGTGCTGACCCGCTCCAACTATGTGGTGGGCGGCTGCTGGGCCATTGTGCGGCAGCCCTGA